CGACAGCCTCGGCGTAGAACTCCAGTGTTACCGGACTGCCGGGAACGGTATTCTTTTTCACTTGTATCTTACCCTTCTCGGCTCCGGTCTCGGTAATGACATAGCTCTTGTTGGCAGATGTAATCAATGTCCGTACACCGTTCAAGCGCTCGTACCACTTCATGTTGACCAATGACGCGTTGACCGCACCCACCTTGACCACCGCATCCGGGTCGGTGGCATTGCACCGGGGGAACAGCGTCAGGGGGGTAAGCGTGTAGTCCGGAGTGTACTCGGCCTTGTCAGCCTGGTACACCTGCACGTCCGGCACGCTGCCGACAACCTCTATCCCGCCGCTGGTCTGGAGAGGGCGGTAGTTGACCTCTATCTTCTTCTGTATAGTCTGCATAATTAGAAAGTTATATAATTCATTGTCTCATAATTGTTCTGCCCGTCACGCAGCAATACCCGTGCGATGAACTTGCACCCGGTCATGTTCATATAGTCGGGGCCGAGGTCGTTGACCGTCAGCGGCAGTGACTTGCCGGTTTCCGAGTGTGCGACCGCCCAGGCGTTGTCCTCGGTGACGTTGCCCGTGTCGCGCGTCCACTCCACATCACTGTCAAGGATATGCGTCGTCACATCACGGTTGTACAGCTCACCGGTAATGGTGAGGGTGGTCGCAAAACGCTCCGCATCGAAGTACCAGCCATTGGAGCTTTCTATATCGATGCTGAAATCCGGATTGCCCTCGACCATTGCCCAGCCCGCTGCTCCGTACTTCGGTTCGTCGGTAGTGCCGGAAACAAGACACATCCACTTGCATCCGTAGTGCCACACGGTATCGTACATCATCACACGTACGGTCTCGGTCTGTGCCTCGCGGTCGGCTTGGTAGGGTTCTGCTCCGGTGGCGGTCTCCATGTTCCACTCTCCGCGGTCGTTGGCGATGCGGGGCAATACGCCTTGGAAGTCGATGCGGTGGATGTCCTGCGCTACCAATCCCCGGACGTAGATATAAGAGTGCAGGTAGTTGATGGGCAGGTTGTCGAACAGAGACAGATGCTTCAGCCTGCCGACGATCACCGAATAGTTGCTTTCCTCAAGGACGGGTTTTGTGACCCCGTTAAGCATGCAGATACAATGCTCACGGGATGACAGATACCAATAACCCTGCCGTTCAGTATCAACCGGGTTGCCACGGTGTGATAATATCATCAACGGCTCAGGAGGATAATTCTTGCCACCCGGCACCTCGCTATCAGGGTACATCACAGCGTTGATCGTATTGGCTGAGATGTCAACATGCAAGACACGTAGCCAGGAGGTATAATACTTGCCGCCACCTGATGCAAGGTCATTGACAACACCATATACAACATCGTTTTCTGCCAGTGCAGTAAAGTCGTTATCCCACCGTTTCTTCATCTTCAGGCTGTATGTGCCGTCTTCAAGCTGCGATACACTTTCGATGGTACCGGACTCGGAGAATGAATAGTCGCTTTCCATGGCGGAGAGACGGTTGAAGATAAGCTCAAGGACGGTAAGGCTGTCGCGGACCTCGAGGCGGGACAGCTGCATACGGCCGTCAGGGAATATTCCGGCACCCTTGCCCGCGACCATCGAGTCGATAAACTCGCCGAACTTCAACAGAAAATTTGTGCCGTCAGCTCGATCTTTCCTCAGAAAAATCTTCTCCAATTCTTCAGGGGAGTATTTGGATAACAGATTCAAGATTCCGACCAGCGTGCGTCCAACCCTCTCTGCGGTATTCTCTCCCTCAGAAGAGGCGTTCCTTATCTGTAGAGCAAGTTTCCTTAATATGTCAAGTGTATCAGGCATTATTCACCAAGTACTCTAAAAGTTACACGATTAGCATTAATCCCTCCACTTCCCCTATACAGCGGAAAGTCTTTTTTGTTATCATTCAAATACCGAACACATTCTTTCATATACCTATCAGCAACAGAGAAAGCATCATTATAAGCCATAAGTTTCTCCTTAAAATCAGAACGCGATGAATATTCGTTATCTTTATTGACAAATCCAAAACGGGTGACATTTCCATCTCCATTTTTCACGATACGAGCATAGGTATAATATGCCAATGTCGTTTTCAGCCCTACAAAGGAACGTTTTCCTCCACATTCTATGGTATAAGAACTACCATTAAGCAACTCACTATAATTTTCCGGATGTTCTTTCACATCTAAGAATAAAGCATCACCCAAAGCTGACTTCAAATCAATGTTCTCCGACTCCCGAATATATGCCTCTATCTTTTCCGTATCGATGTGTATTGACATCGTACGAGCCAACTTATAGACCTCATCTGTTGTTATTAGACATCGCAGCATTTCTTATATATTTAAGAGGTTGTACACTAAAGTCATTGGAAGGATTGAGAGGTTCATACCAATGCGCAAAAATTTTCTGAAAAGCCCGTTCAATCATGCGTTGTTGCTTTGACACAATAGAGTTATAGTATTCAAAAGCATCTTCCAATATATCCCCAGAAAAACCGACCTTACCAATCCGGATACAATACCAAGGCTCCTGCCCGAAAGCCGAATAAATACGTTCAACCACACTGGCATCAGTAACGGTAAACTCCTTATCATAATTTTTAGGACTAATATCCACAAACTCCGGTTTTTCTTCATCAGATTCCAAGGTTACCTCTAAGACCTTTGTCGCATTGGTGTCTCCTTGTAATTGCACGATAGTATCAGAAAAACCAGTATCTTCATTAGTCCTATCCTCTTTTATAGGATTTCCGTTTTCATCAAAACGTACCGAAGAAGCACCTTTCTTTGTAATTATCATCCCGGAAGGCATGAAGTTACAACGCACATTACGATACTTCACATTGGCTAATCCCTCATCCGTACTCATTTCCGTAATCACACGGTCAGCTCTTCCGCTAGGATACACGAATTTCCCTGTGTTGCTAATCCATAGTATCTGCCCCTTATAGTTTTCAATCCCTCCGGCAGCCCGAATTTGCGCATAGACCACCTCTTTACGTGGATTAAATACATCTATAAACTCTACATTTTCTGGTATTACCTTTATGGCTTTTCCCTGACGGGTTTTCTTTCCTGTCCAATCCGGATGAACTGCGATTTTTGCGATATATCCGGATTCATCCTCCTCCAACAAACGGCAATTTTCAAAGGGGATGTGCTGTACTTCCACTATATCTGCGAACATATTATAATTAACATGTATCGCCATCCCATCGTAATCAGCAACATCCTTGCAGACGAAAGCATGGATGTCATCTGCCGTATCTCCACGGCGGTTAACCACATATTCAGAAAAAGCAACCTCACGAAACCCATTTCCCTCTATGAAATTGGCATAACGTTCTGCACATTCACTACCCGTTGAACTCGCAGCGATGATATTTCTTAGATGTTGGGGATATAAATTATCATCACCGTAGCTTTGGATGCCAAGATTACGTAAATAGCCCGTGTCAACACGCCTATTACTCTTCTTCTTTAATTCATTTACATTCATCGTTCCGTGAGGTTGTTCTTTATTTCACCGTTTCTACGGCTTCTATAGTCTGCTTAGAGTCAACTACAGATTGAGCCTCTTTAATATGAGCATCCAATACTTTAGCTGTAACTTTCTTCCCGTTCAGTTTATAAGTCTTGAACGCATCTCTCACAAACTCAGAAGTAGCACCTTCCACTTCAAAGGCTTTCACCAATTCTGAAACCAAAGTTTCATCCAATGGTAAAGCAGGACTCATCCGTCTTTCAACCCTTTTCTCCCAATCGGAAGGCGTTGAAGCAAAAAAGACTATCCCTTTAGGATTTTCCGCAAGATACCTTTCTGCCGCTTCGTCAGTAAGATTGTTGTTGGTGTACATTTCACTACTTCCAAAGCCTACTTGGAGCAATACACCATTTTTCAATGCATAACTTGATTTTTCTTTCATTTTTCCATATCTTTTTAAGTACGAATACATTTCAATCACAGCGTCACGATAGCAATCACCACATGAGGTCTTGGTAAATGTCCTACCAAGAACTTCATGAAACATCAGTTCAATGTCTGATTTATCAGAAGAAGAAAGGGAGACCTTATCCCCCAATCTCTTCAACTTATCAACCATCTCCAAGACAAGCATATTCCCTCCTATGCTGCCGGTTCAGCCGTCAAAGTGTTGACAGCAGTCTTAGTTGCTTCATAACTCGTCTTGAACAAGAATAATGCAGATTTAGGCGTTTTCTGCTCTTCCAAGGTAACAGCCCATCCACCTTCAGTATCCTCGCTATACTTATCGTTGTCGATAGCTGTAGCTGTAAGCCCTTGGTAGTAACCATACACCTGAAAAGCGGCATCACCAGGGTTTCCTTCTTTCTGTAAACCCTTATATTTATTCTCCAACACCACAACATAGGTACCGTTAGCCAATCCGTCAATAACATCAGCGCATACATCCGGGTCGTTTGCCAATATCACAATCGCGACAGTATGGGTAAACGAACTACGATATGTGCCAGCCACTAATGAGGTCTTTGTACCCGTAAATGGATTTTTACCAGGAACAACAACCTTATAAGCCTTCTTCCCGGTTTTCATAGCCAGCGTTTCAATCACATTCTTTTTTGTAGAATTGAATACTGTGGCTGCAAAGTCCACATCCGCACGATTCATTATTACCCCTTCCTGCTCCAATCCTTGTACTACTGGATCATCACACGACGGAACAATATCTTTCTTTAAAATATCATCACATACTCCCATAGAATACCTCCTTTTGTCAATATGCTACTTGCACCAAGTTGTCCTCGCCAATCATAGAACCGAGTTTACCAGTAGAATAGATATAATTCTTACGGGGTTTTCTTTCAAACCAGATATCAAGGTCAGATATCGGGTTATCGCCTTCACAACCGTACATTAAATTGTCCGGAGAACATAGAACCGCACGGTGAGGAAGGTTCAGTTTCGTTTTATCGTTCTGATACGCTTGAATAAATCTATCCCAAATAGAACATTTTACGACCGTAACGCCGTCATACTCTCCTACTTCAAGGCCGTCAAAAATGACCGTCCAAGGCATAATAACCTTATATTTCTCCCTCACATCACGTGACAAAGAATCACATAATGATTTTGTAGCAAAAATTGCATGTCCGGACTTCTGGAAAATACGGCTATCCGCATCTTCAAGCATCGTGTCAAACACAGATGTAGCAGCCCCCAATTCTTTCATCTTGGACTTCTGCAAAGCATAAGATGCTTCAGAGTTGGCTGATATAACGGTATGCTGACCGGAATTCTCTGCACATATGGCAAACAGGCGTTTAAAGAAACCGTCACATGTCTTGAACAATTCTACATTCAATCCATCCGTAATTTGACCGGAACCGTCAATATTAGCGGCATCCTTGTCTCCAAACCAAGTGAAGCGCCATAACATTTTCATCATTGCTTCCGTCAGTTTTGGAAGGACAATCCCATCCATATATTCAGTAGAAGTAAGGTCCGCAATATTGGTACCGGTCTTCAAGCAGTACTTTGCAATAGTATTCTCCAAATCCTCATAGCACATTTCCAACGGAACTTGCCAGTCGCCAATTTCCCATACTTTCTGGGCGGCAGCGATAGCCACTTTTTGATATTCAGGGTCACATCCGGCACCTGCGATACCTACATCCTCCATCTCACCGATGAAGCCAACTTTCTTGCCATTGGTCACTTTAGGCATGAACGTCATAAAACGCTCCATATCCTCATTTTGAAAGACTGTCAGTTCAATCAAGTCTTTCAAATCCTTCACCGCCTGATTGTCTGGCGTCAATTTTGAAAAATCTAAAATAGGCATACTCAATTCTCCTTTCTTTACTTTTTAGTTCTCTTCTCCCTTTCCTCTCTCAACTTTCTTTGAATAGGTGTCTCCTCTGCACTTGCTTGTGTCTCAACAGTATTCTTGAAGGATTGGGTACGCAAAGAGACTCTATAGGTTGAACAATGTTTTGCTAGCCAATTCTCACCTCCTGCCATCTTTACAGCATTCAGTATCTTATTGTCCTCAACTGTACGGGCATTGGTTTTCAATGCCGCATTTTCCTCTTCAAGTTCTTCAATGCGCGCCTTTAAAGCTTCAATCTCCTCGTCACCGTTTGCTTCTTCCGGGTCTTTGATTTCTGTAATCACTCCGTCTGTTACAATGATAGTCTTACCATCGGGCATAACATGCTCGCCATCGGGGGATGCCGCATCTCCCACCTGCGGTTCTCCTTCTTCACGTTCCACCGTCAGTGTATTACCTTCGGCATCTGTCAGTTCCATAGATACTACCGGAATGTCTTCTATCTTCTGGTAGCCACATTTCGCAAGCAGTCTGTCAATGATAGATTGCTTTACCGTTACTTGTTTCTCTTTGTTCATTTTCTCACTATTAAGTTTATAATCAGTTCCTTTTGCTGTAGTCGGTATAAGAACATCAGATATAAATCCAAGTTGTTTTGCAACCTCACCGCCAAACCATGCCTCCTTGTTCATCTGGACCTCCAAAATGGTCGATTCAACTCCTGTCCGTTCAACATATACAGCCATCATCTTATCCTTTTCCGCTTCCAGACTTGATTTGATGGATTCTATAGTTTCAAGGTCCAATAAATCATCATATCTTGCCAAATATGGTTTGTGGATGAGAAACTTTGCATGAGGATAAGCTTTTCTGCGTTCAAGTGGAGCAGAAAGCAAAATGATGGTAGCCATAGAAGCACATCGTCCAACAACGGTACAAGATATTTCCTTGCCCGACGCACGTAATGCATCATAAATAGCATACCCCTCAACCGTATCACCGCCGCACGAATGGATTTCAATGTCAATTTTAGGGTCAGCCGGGTCAAGCCATGAAAGGAAGTATTGGATATCCGGAAACGAAAGCCCCTCGTCACCGGTCAAATACCAATTTTCCATTTTATCCTTATCAGCTACAATGTCCTTGTTAATGTATAATTTAGCCATATCACATAATTGTTTGTAACAAAGGTAGAAAACATGATACGGCTTGAAGAAAATAAGAAGTCTATTCCACTGACACGCTTTGTCAGCAACTTTTTCAAAACAAAAAAAGAGCGGAATAATTCCGCCCCCCCTAAACATCCACCTTACTTGAGAACTTATCTATTATCCGATAAATTGTCCTTTCCGCAATATTATACTCATCGGATAAATATTGCATGATATAAGTCTTTTTATGTCCCTCCTTTGACAGACGGACATATTCTTGATACACGGGAATATATTTCACATCCCCGACATCAAGCGAAGCATCCCCCATCATTTGAAGAAGACTCTTATTCAATATCAATAGTTCATATGCTTTCATATACTACCAAGATTTTCAACGTACTTAACCCTATTAGCAACAGAGGTAAACTCTTCCACAGAAACCACCGGAGCAGGCGCCATCATCATACCTTTTGCAACAGCTTTGGCCAGCATGTCCTCTCCTAACGCCTGATTGGAAGAAGCTGTTACATTAATGGGAATACCTCCTCCTATCTGATTGAAAGCCGACAATAACGGAGCAAACATCGAGGTTGCAGCAGCCGTCATTACGCTTTCACCGTTGGACAACATAGCAGGTATGGAATCGCTTGTACCGGAACCTGGCCCTTCAACTTTACCTCCTTGTGCAAATTTAGCACTTTTCACCGATTTCATAGCCTTTCCCATAACAGTAGTTACAGATGCCACTACAGTACCTATCGCAGCAAGCATGTCAATCCATGTTGCAGATGAGCGGGTAGCTGTTTCTACGGCTTTGGCAATGGCTACCCCTTGCGCAATAGAAACCTCCGCAATAGCCAGTATTTTCGCCAACTGAGCCATATTCTCGTTATCTCCTGCCGCTTGTTCCAACAAATCAGAAAGATTCCCTGCCAAGACAGAAAGGGATTCACCTTTATTTTGCTGCATCTCCACTTCCTTGTCAATGACCGCCTGCTTTGCATTCAAGTATTCTTGGTCTGCAGCAAGCTGCCTGGCCCGGAATTCGGCATCACTCTCCTCTCCCATCCGTCTCAAGCTGTCTTTCAGTTCAAGCTTCTGCTGTTCCTGCATACGAAGAAGCTCAAGTTCACTATCTCCATTCAATTTAGCTTCTGCCAATTCATTATCCAATCGAAGTTTGAGTGCATCAGCTTGTTTCTTTGCTGTATCATTCTCATGTTGAACGGACAAATCATCAATCTCTTTATTGTACTTCTCCGTGACAGCAAGCTTCATCTGTTCAGTAAGCTCTTTCTGACGAAGTTCTACGTCACGTTGGACAACAAGTTGCTGTATTTTGAGTTGGTATTCCTGCTCACTTCCAGCTTTTACGGATTCAAGTTGCAGAGAGATTAGTTTCTGCCGGTTCTCCACCTCCTTCATCAGTTGTTCTTCCGATAATTGCTGTAATGCATCATTTTTTTGCTGTTCAAGTGCAATAATCTGATTATTTATAGCTCCACGTGCTTTCGTTGTAAGGTCTTGTTCCTCAATCAAGCGAACACGCAAATCTTCTATTTGACGAGAAAACTGACGTTCTATCTCAATGGATTGTTTCTCTCTACTGTCCTTAACCAGCTTAAGCATTTCATCCTCAGCCTTACGAATTTCTGAAAGTTCTTTTTCTTTTACAACTTTAGCCTTATCTACTGATTCTTTCCGCATCGCATTTATTTTATTCTGGGTTTCCTTATTACGGGTATAGCTCTCCATTTCCTTTTGAGCTACGTCCGAAAAAACTTGAGAGAATTCCTTTAAATCTTTCACTGTACTTTCTGATATACCCAATCGGCTAATAACCTCATCAGCCGTTATTGCACCTTGTGCCATATCATCAAGCAATTTATTAGCTTCACCAGTAAGTTCTATTTGCCCAAGAAGATTTGCCAATTTCTTTCGGCCAATATCAATACTTTCCTGCTGAAGTTTATTTTCCATATCGTATGCTTTTGTAGCCGCATCAGTACGCTCTTTCAGGCTTTTTGTAGTATCATCCGCAATGAGCTTCAATCTTTCAATCTCAGAGCGACTTGCCGCACGCTTCATATTAAGCATTGTTTCCGATTTCTCTAACTGTTGCAATGCATCATTCAGTGCCCACGCTTGTTTCGCATCATTTGAAATTTCTTTTCCAATACCGGAAAAACTATCCTTCATATCCTTTGCTGCGCCAGAAAAATCACCAGAGAAGAATTTAGCAATAGCTCCACCAAACTTTGCAATCCGGTCTATAATCACATCAATAATTGCCCCAAAAGAGGACATTACATTAGAAAGAAATTCAGTACCTTTTTGCGTTTTAGCCAACCATGCGACCAATGAGCCCAACAAAACAACAATAGTCCCAATACCAGTGGAAATTAGTGCAAGTTTCAACACTTTTAAAGCTGCAGATAACAAATTACTTGTTATAGCCGCTGCTTTTTGAGCACCAGAGAACATATTCGCAGTGACCGTTCCTGCTTTGTACTGGACTGTTATTTTAACCAATTCATCCTTCAAACCACCAACAAATTCCTTTGTACCTCGCAAGACGCTAACGCCACTGCGCAATATGGAAACAAAAGGTACTTGGGCTTCTGTAGCCTGAAGTATCGCATCTTTATAATTACCCACATTCCGATAAAAGCGCTGCGTTTCTTCTTCCGCACCTTTCAGTTCATCGGTAATGGCATTTATCTTATCTTGCAGCTCTTTGCCTTCGCCCCCCTCACGCTCTACACGACTTAATCTGTCATAAGCAGCGGTAAGATTGGAAAGCTCAGCCCGCAACCTAACAAGGCTTCCTTCCATCTCTGTCTGCTCTTTACGTTCATTTTGAATTTGTTTATTCAGTACACGGATGGATTCGGTGTATTCTTTGGCGGCTATCTTTGTTTCTGCCATCATTAAGTTGTATTTTTCCCTCTCTATCCGCCCTTTACTCACATCCTCCTTCAACTGCTTTTCCCTTGCTTTTAATTTATCAAGTTCAGTACTGTATTCAGCTATCTTAGTAATGGCTTTATCATACCTCACTTTAATCTCTAATATTTTCTCTTCCGCATTTCCCATAACTACACCTCCAATTGTAACAATTTACATTCACATATTCCCGTATCTTCTGCCTTAATGGAAATAATGGCATAATATCTACCATATTGGGCCAAATAAATTGGAACAGTCATATCTAAGTCTCTCAACTCAATATCATTTATTTCTATCTTTTCTGTAATAACAATAGGCCTTCGTATGATAGATTGGTATGTTTGGTAATACATAGAAAGGAGTGTATTCCAATCAAGACCAGTAAATACCCCTTTCACACCATTATAAGCCAATAATCTTGGCTCAACTGAATTGTATTCCAAATTACCTTCCTCATCATATGAATATATTGGTATCTTGGCTACATCCGAGAATTGGTCACTAGCAGCAAACGGCAATTCAACAACATCTCTTTCACTTTCTATCGTTTCGTTTTCTACAAACAAATACCCATCATATTTCCCCACTACCGTATCATCCTCCTTCCATCTATAAAAATTCTTTTGAGAAAAATCATCAAGAGAATAGGCAATCGCATTAGGTTTATTATCTTTATATGTAGCAACCAGCCTACGGGTCCAATCCAACGCTTTCGCCTTATTAGACATAATTGTATCAAATGATACAAACACAAGGCCGTTACTTTCTGTGAACAAAGGGAAAGTACCTATGATTGCCGATATAGCTTTAATAAAATCAGACTGCTTTATATCTGGCAGATTAGGTATTATCCAATATCTACCACCCAATAATATTTCTTGCTCTATATTCGTTATCTTCAACGTGCCGCTAATAGAAACGACATCAGATGGCTTGCCTATATTCTGCAAAGCAAATTTCAGATGAGGAATAGAAGAATGTAGAGTAGAAAGCATCTCTGTTTGCCTATTCTCAAATTGAAACAAGACCTCATATACACCGTCACTTATAAAATTTACATTCAGTAATGGAATTGTAAGTACAGTACTTGTATCCAGTTCGCTACCGACTTCATTGAAGTTGTAATTATAAACTTCCAATGTAGCAGATAATGGAGCCACATTTGTATTTACTTTAACTTTAAAATTACCCGATATCTTAGGTACAGCATTTATGACTTTAGACCTATAGCCATTGTAATATCCTCCACTCACTCCGTTTCCTATTACTGCAAGGTTTCCATAAAACGAACCAACATTTCCCATATCGTTGAAGTATATGTTTGTCTTGCCAGCCCTATCCTCTGCAACGCCCTTTAAATCAATGGTTATAGCTTCGATTTCTGCATACTCTTCGCTTGGATTTTTTTCCAATAATGGAACAAACATGTTTTCCAATAAAGCCTCTTTGTCTTTTGGAAAAATAAAAGATATGCCGTTATCCTCTTCTATGTATTCCATGATTTGTTTTACAGACTGAACAGGATGATACCACACCATTGAATCTCCATTTCTGAAACCATAGTCAACCTTTGGATATACACGATCATTTTCTCCCCAATCTTTCCATTCAATATATTTCGGATAATATATACCTCCCACATATTCACCAGCATCCATATCTCTCAGGCTTTTTCCACTTTCAAGCATTGATGATAGTGCTGTTATATTTCCCCACGTCATGGCAATCTCAATCTTATCAGATATAGATATAAGTACAGCCTTAGCAGTTGGAATAACCTCTACCCCATTACGAAAATATCTTGCATCATGATATTTCCGAGGATAACCGGAGTCTGCAGATGGAAGCTCAGCATGCGATATGATACGTTGATTCCTTATTGTCTTAGGTAATTTGATTGTATAACTATTATTGCTCACAATTTTACTCAAGTCTGTAAAAATATTGCTCTTGAAATTAAGTGTAATCTTGGTATTATCGTCCAAGTCTACCAACTTACCATCAATAAATAGCATGTCATTTCTCATAAGCTTTGTACTCTTGTTTCTGGTAATATGATTGTTGCTACGAAATCCTGCAATACGGCTCTTGTCTTATTGAAGTTACCAACAGATACATTCACCGCCTTCCAGCTATCAACTCCATTCACATTTTTACCTGCATACATATCAACGATGGGTGACAACGCGAGTTGAAACAAGAAGTCAAACGTTTCAGAGTCCACTAAAGGAGCACACACCAACAATGTATTCTCTTCTGTTTTTCTCTGCTTACGTCCTGAACCTCCATGATAGCCATTAACATAGTTATAGTCTTGCATATTATTACGAATAAATTCACCATCATTGGCAATTTGTTTACTCTCATCACCACGTTTAAACAACCAATAGCAATAAAAGCCATGACGATTTATCCAACGTAAATAAATTCCATCCGTGCATTCATCAACTAAAAGCCTCACGTTTACAGCCATATTCGTCAATGCATGAAAAGTAAAATCAAATGTATTGTCGAACACGTTTGCCCCCACACTCGTTCCCGGCAATTTCAATACGACCTCATTGTTTGCATCAATTCCATTCAAAGTAATATTATACACCTTTCTTTCAGACAATGTAATAGCTGGTAAAGAAATGCTGTCAGCGGTCACACTCACATTAGCATTACCGGCCGTATACATTCCTACCGTAAACGGAAGGTTTTTAAACCACGTCAATATACGATTTCCATTATACCGTTCACCCACCTTCATTGCCCCCCAAATGATGAACGTATTGAATTGAAAACTTTCAGACATTGAACTGTCCGAATAAAAGTCAATATCTACAGAGAACACATGTCCTACCCCGCTATCTTTCGGAATCGTCTGTGAATAATCAATTTTCCCAAATTCTACAGTGTCAAATGTAGACTGCATGTAAAACGACACATCAAAAAAGCATGCATTATTAAACAGAGCCCTCTTCTCCTTGTATGAAATTTCAGAAACGATATCAGTCACCGTCACCTCCACGTAATCCCAAGCATGCCCGTAAATGTTTATCACTACCGGATTAAAACAGAAAGATATTTCATCCGGATATTCTATGGTTGTTTCCCCTATCTTATGAGTTCTCATTACTATGTAGATTTATATGTGTCACATCATCAACGAGTATATCAAACACACGGTCCATAATGTCCCGTATTGTTTGCTCCACGTCCGTTGTATATATATCCTCGTACGTACCAGAGCGATAAAGTGATGTGCCCTCTGTTGCTATCTTCCGGGCCACAAGGTATGCAAATGACCTTGGTCTCTCCACTTGGATACCCTTGTCTATCATCCATTGCTGAATAATCTTATAGAATCCTTTCGGTACTTTCCCCGAGGCACGTCCCACCTCCAGAACTCCGAACGCTTGACGACCATAAAGAGTACCATGATTATCATCCACGACAACGTGCAGGCTCTTGATAGTTTTGCCACTTGCACGCTGCCCAGCCCGTATATGATTTTCTATGATGCGCTGCCGAAGATTATCCAACTCCTCACACAATATCGCCTTTACCTCTTTCCTCCTATCTTCCATAACTAGCACATGGGCGCTCCTTGAACCTCTTTCAATTTCAATTCTATTACTATTCCAGTAACATTTACATCCAGCTTATCATAGAAAACGGAATAAGGGACCTCATCGCTTACCCACTCAAACAGCCCGCTCCTATTCAACTCACGGATAAATTGAACTGCATACCCTTTGCACCTCTCAATAACCTCATCATTCTCCACCCCGTCAAAATCAAACGCCGTCTTGTCTACAAAAGCAATCATGCAATTTGGGCAATCTCTTAACTGAGTCCTTGATATGACGAACTTCCCAGATGCAGGAAGCAGATTTATAATGGCCGGCAATGGCATCTTATCCAGCCGAACGTTGGCGGTCACCCAGTTATCAAATAAATAGGTAACTCCTTCCAGCTTCTCTGCGATAGAAGCGATTTTCCTTTCTACACTTATATTCATTGCTTATTCTGATATATTTCTCGTAATCGACGTTCATAACGTATTTTCTCCGCGTCCATATCAAGACACTTGTACACTCTTACCCATAGAACACTCTCTACCTGCTCATGGTCAGTTATCCCCATACGGGTAGCATAGTAATCTACCAAGCCAAACAACCCGAACGAAAGCTTATCCACTCCGGCACGTCTTTCTTCCGGAGTCGGTGCCACGCTTGTAGTTTCAAAGAGCTTGGTAATACGTTCAACTTCCCTAGTTACCCATGTGGAGAATCCCAAAATATCCGCTGCTTCATACTTCTCTATCTTATCAATAGGCAAACCGAGGACAACACGACATGGAACCATTATACAGTCTATTACATTGCGTACGGATTGCAGTTCCATCAACTGACCTATGGTGAGGTCGTTCAGAGTCTCCGGAACTCTGACACCTGCGACAAAGTCCGGTTTAGGCAACTTTCCTATCTGCTCCAACAATTCAGCAGCATTGCTCGCCACGTCACTCAATATCAAAAACTCTTTTACTGTCATATCTGTCCTAATTTTGCTTTTGGTCTTTTAGGTATCGGTTTTATACGAAAAAGCATTGCCATTATCAACATGTCGAGGTAATCCGGAGAATGCCCGAGTATATCTTTCATATTCTCCTTGCTGATTATCCCTTTCTTCCGGGTATCGGCATCTATATGGTCTTGCTTCAAGACGGACAATTCTTCCATTATGCGCTCTCTTTGCGCTTCCGTACATATAATTCTTATCTGCCGATTATTTATTAGCTCTGCAAGCTTAAATGCACATTCAGATTTCAGGTTGTCGTACTCTGGATTAATTGGTCGGGTACCACCATGAAATTCTTTGATACCATTCAAATAACTTTCAAGGTAGCTTCCAAGTCCATCACTATCAACTATCATCATGCTACGTGGAATCTTCCACTGTATCATCATGTTTTTAAGGTCCGTCTCAATAGATTTACCCGTGCTATATTCCTGGTCTAACCGGATATAACACACATTACCCACCCAGTGCCCCCCGACAAAACGGTCGCGTCCTTTCATGGCAAGGTCAGCTGCTCCCGTCGATAATCCTATCGGTTTTACGTGCTCATTTGCGAATAGGTCACAAATAGCATCATAATCACAGAGTGCTGTCGGGTCGTTGTCATACTCCCAATTACCATAGTACAAGCGCTCCTTTGTCACTTTGTCCCTGGTATTGCGGAGCGTATCTATGTAGTCCTCGGTAGCGTAGGGATTATCCTGCACCAATGCTTGAATAAAAGCGTATGGGGCTTCCAGCTTGCCTTCTTTCCACGGTTTGTAGAACTCACGATAAAGCCAGTTCTTCTTTGGATTGCAAGTGATAAGTATCTTCCCGGATATTCCATACACATCATTCAAGTGCCGTCCTATACGCGTCTTCAAAACCTCAAATGCGAGGTAGTGAACCTGCCCGGCTTCTTCAATCCACCCTCCAGTAAACTCCTTGGAGCCCAATCGCTCATACATCGGGTCTTTGACGGGATAATATGTCAAGTCAAGAAAGATGATTTCCGACCCATTCCCTAAAAGTATACCGTCATTGGTCTGCTTGTAGTCAGTGAATCGATGCCACTTTGCCACCTTGTCGAAAGTGACAGAGATAGACTCACGGCTATCTTTCAAATTATTTCGGCCAGCGAACCATCGAGTGCCCGGGAGATAGTAAGCACATTGCATAAGCCATTCACACCCAAGCCATGACTTTCCACCTCCACCAGCTCCACCATAACACAGAAATTTCGTAACATCGTCACGAAGGTAGTTATAGGCTAACCTCTGCTTTATATTGACCTTATATCCCATTACTTGACTTTCTCCGCATCTTCTGTATATGGTAGAAAATTAAATCCTTTGAACTCTTTTCCTGCATTCGTATGGTCCACTTCCTGCTTGTCAGCAAGCCCTAACTTTCGGGCAATGATATTCGCATTGAAAGCTCCAACGCACGCTCCTTCAAACTGCTGCGTCTCGATGGTTTCCTCCACGCGTGCGATGACCTCCAAAAAATCTTCATCATTCTTATTTCTACATTCTGTACGAAAGGTGCTCCACCATTTGGATGAAGCGCCTACATAAATACAGAATCCGGTTAGGGAATACGGACGAGAAGTCGGGGAAACTTCTTGTTGTACTTGTTGCTCATTGACTGTCTCCACCTTCTTCCCTTTCTTCCTTCTTACCGGAACTGTCTTTTGAATGGCCTTTTTAGATAACCATGGGTTTTCATCGCACCATTGGAAATACTCACATGCCGCCTCCCATAAGAGTTCTGGCGTGGAAAAGAGCTTATCCCTTCCGTGCTTACTTCTTAACATCCAAAATTTATTTCCAGTTGGTGCCGCCATCTTATTTTTTCTTGAATCGTTCGTCCAATATCTTAGGAACAGTGTTATTCCAATTAATCACGTGGTGCAATCTTTTCGTTTCCTCGCTATGGCCCATCACGCCCACCTTCACAGAGGATGGCATCATCATAACCGTATAAAAGCTCTTGACATACGTCCCTTGACTCATGTATATATCCGTCATACCTCCTTTATTCTTCTGTGTCTGCTTCTGGTTTAGCGCCACTTGTGGAACCTGCAGAAGCAGACATCCCCTGCTCCCAAGTGTGGTATAGGTGTTCACATCTTCATTAATGCGACCAACGAATTGGAACGGTCTATCTACGGAACAGATGAAAGAATTCATCGCTTTTCGTTTCATCTTCTCGCCTTTCAAAATATCGTTCTCCTTTCCTCCTACAAAATCGCCTCTCTGAGCCATAGCCAAAGTGAGAGCCGGAATACTTTCATAAAAACGTAGCATAGCTTCAAATACCACGTCCAATTGCTTTATTGCCCTCTGTTTGACTGTACCATCTCTGCCGTAAGTAAAAGAAAAAACATCGTAATCATCATCCAGTTCTATGAAGTATTTGTAACCAAGTTTCCTTGCTATCTGAAAGCAAGCATTGCGCGCATAAACAATAGCTCTGCGATCATCAAAATTATCCGCTTCATCAAAAGTCTTTGCAATCTTCGGTTTATCGAACATTATAACGTTTTTATATTTCGCGTAATAATCTGCGGCCGCCTTATCTTCATTGTCTATCACATAAACAATTGGTCCCGTATAGCCACACTTCCGCAAAGTCTTATCTGTGATGACGGAATCGGCACGGCCATGCGTCAGTATGAACGCTACAAAATCACTCCTCATCTTCGGTATCCTCCAGCATTATTTCATAAATATCCTCCTTGAACCGAGAATAACCGTTCTCTATCGCCTTATCAAAATCTATTATTACCAGTGCAGATGCCTCCATCAGTTCCTGGACTTCTTTATCTTGATGAGCATAGAACTCTGCTATCTGTCCGTAATCAAATACTATATGCCTCAATGCTGCTATCCGAAGAAATTCCTTCACACAGTCCGGGACATCTGAATCGTCTATTGCCGAAAGCAGTTCTTCATATTTACTTTTGTCATAGAGAGAATCTATTTCCGGGCATACAGGGCTTTTAGGCTCATACACCGGAGCTTCAATCTTTTTCGTGTATTTATTCCGGGCATCACTTTCACTATCTACCAGACTATCATAGTCAAAATCAAAGTTTAATCCCCAATCCATCAAAGACTCTGCATTCCACTCCTTCAATAGTTTTTCGTCCCATGTACCATTATTCACGTTATCACGGATAATAATCTCCCGTTCTCGTTCTTCTGTCAACCCATGAAGCAGAACCGTCGGCACGTCAGAAAGTCCTAGTTCCACACTGGCATCATACCGTTGGTTTCCGGCTATAATCACCAGTTCCCCAGTCCGGTCAGAGAGTATGATGGGACGTGCCTCGAAGTAGTCCGGATTACTATGAATAGACTCTTTGAGTATCCGCATCTGCTCCTCTGATATGGTTCTGGGATTGTTACCCAGTTTTTTAAGGTCTTCTATTTTTCTATAAATTATCTCCATTGGCACACTATTTTACGTTACGAAAATAAAGATACCGAATAATCCACGAACGGACTATTCGGCATCAAAGAAGTTACTGACACGATTTGGCAGAAGATTTTGCTTTAGCCAGCAATACCTTAAATAAATCCCAACCTTCAATTTAACAATTACACCGTTAATGGTTAACAAGTACATTTACCAGCTAAACCATGTTATAAGATGGCTGAACAAAGGCTCATAATTTGCATAACTTCCACAAAACCTTACCTTTGCAATGTGTTTTTCATAGTATTAGATTAAGGTTAACAAAAAGATTGGCTGTCCGGGAGGATAGCCTTTTTTGTACATATTACAGGCTACATCTCAAAAGCAAGTTGTCTCCAATTTATCCGATTATTTGGAAGACTTTCATTACATATTGTACCAATAAATAAGATATTTTACTCCTACATTATCTTTAAAAATGTTTCCACCATTTGCTAAAGACAATATTTATTTCTACATTTGAATTTTAACGAATCAAACAATATCACTAAATGTAAGAATATGAAAAAGTTTTTATTTGCCATATTGGCATGCACAATTGCACTTGGCTTTACATCATGCAGAGAGAAAAAAGCAAAAGACAAGGTTAAGGATCGTGTAGAAAATGTAAAGGAATCTGTTGAAGACGCACTTGAAGAAGCACAAGAACAGATTGAGGAGGGAGCAGATGATGTGAGGAAAGCCCTGGATGAAGCCGGGGATGAAATTGAAAAAGCAAAAGAAAAACTGGAATAAGAGTTGTAAAAAAGGCCGTCCTAATTTTATACAGTAAAGATCCACCTAATTTAAAAACATTATGAAAAAGATTAATTTACTACTGCTTTTTCTCCTATTGGCCTGCACCTTGCCTGCCCAGGATGGCATTTCCATCTTTATTGGCAGAGCCAACCGCTACGCAGCCGTGGAACTTTCTGATTACAGAAAGCGCCTATGTCTGGAATACAATATTTCAAACCGTTCCTTGGACGATTACTACAGACGCTGTGGAAAAGACTGGGGAAATGTGGGGATTGCACTTGAGGTAGCCAGAACTTCCGGAAAAAAGATGCATGATGTATGCGATTATTACAACCGGTATCAACGTTACGGATGGAACCGTATTCTTGTGGAGATTGGCATAAATCCGGGAAGTGTATATTATACCCCTTTCTATGACAGAGTCCATCACCATAGTGACTGCTGGCATGAATACTATAATTCATACTGTGAGCGCCATGATAAATTTCACCATAAGAAACACAAATATAAAAAACCGAAGAGACACCACAAGAAGCACTATCGATATTACGATGATGATGACGATGATGATGATGATGACGATTGATTTGGCTTTGAAATCCAAGCATTGAAACACTAAAAAAGAGGGGATAAGCATTAAACTATGCCTATCCCCTCTTTTATATCAATGAGATTTCTGTTCCGATATTTTCTTCAAAATCTGTACGCAGCCCCGATGTTGATGACACCCTGATCAAAATCACTGACCAACTGGTACTTAAATTCAAGATTCATGGCCCAATTACGGCTCAATGCAAATTCGGCTCCAACTCCCAAGTTTACACCGAAACGACATTCATTATGATTCCCATCGCCATCCACATGAACATGATCCCCATCCCAGTCAACATCATACATATCAAACATCCAGTTGGACAAAGTCAACCCAAACAGTGGATAAAGCTTGACATTGCTAGCTACCGGACACAGATAATGAAAATTCACGTTCACATCCAGCATGCTTACATTGTCATTTTCAAAAAAATAATTAAGAGAGGGCTCGATACGTATAGGATTGGTTATATTATACTGATACTTGATTCCCAATCCGATACTTTCAATTTCTGTACCATAACCAAGACCGAAACCTATGGCTTGTTTCCCTTTCTGCGCATAAGCACCTACTGACAACAAAAAAAGAGTTCCTAATAAAATGAATAATTTTTTCATACTACACCGTTTTATTTTAAAACAGATAAAATAATTTATAGATTGTCTACAATAAAAAAGTTAAACTATTAATAAAAATATACTCAATCAAGGGATCGTAAGGGAACTATTTAAAATTTATACCCCAGAGTAATACCGATATTCGCATTGTGCGGAGCATCCCCATCCATAATCTTGCAGAAGCCAAGCTGTGTGTCAACCCCCACAAGAATTCGGCCAAACTCTACCCCAAGACCGATGTTCCAACCGGCATCGAACCTATTGTAATTCAAGCCGTCATCACTGAATGTATCGACTTTCTCATCTCCATTGATATTGATACCTCCAACAGATGCCTTGCCATCGAACTTGGCTTTACCACCTACCCCACAGGCAAGATACGGCCCTGTCGCAATGACCAGGTTAGTATTGTCTGCAATATTGAAACGGAATTGTACATTGATGGGCAATTCCAAATAAAGCTGGTTGATCTTCACATCTGCATCCGCATCTACGACGCTACCGCTATATCCACTTGAATATTTCGCACCTTTCTGTGAGAAGAATAGCGAGGGCTGTAAGGAAACAAGGCCGCTGAATTGGTATTCCATTCCCACTCCAATGCGTGCTCCTGGTTTAAATTTGGAATGGTCAGAGTTTTCACCGATGTAACTGCTGAGATTAAGACCGGCCTTTACATTGAAAGACAATTGCGCAAATCCCATCGTGCAGAACAGCGCAAATAGAACAGTCAAGAAACTTTTTTTCATCATAATTACAAATTAAAAAAATATTAGGTTGTTATTCTTGTCAAAACCTTCTACCGCTTTTTTGTCATAAACACCACTAACAGCTATAAAAGCTGAAACAGTTAAAATAATCTTTTTATATCATATCCTAATTAAGAAATACTTGCAAATCTATATATAAAGCTTCAATAAATTAGCAACCGATAATGTTTAAAAGCAAACAAAAGGAGTTTATGATTTCTTTTTCGGAATTAATGAACAGTATAGCATACTTTTCAGAGCAAACATAAAGCTTCAAATTCTTGATAAATGGAAACTGTTATAGATAATAAGCTCAATCTTTTGCGTGATGTAGAGTGAGCTGCGGGAAGGGAAATCCTATTCCTTCTTCATTAAATGTAGTATAAACTATTTCATTGATATCATACAGTACACTCCAGTAGTCAGCGCTTTTTACCCAGACGCGCACCGTAATATCAACGCTGCTTGCACTCAATGAACCTAAGACAATAAGGGGAGCCGGTGTATCCAATATACGGCTGTCTGCATTGATTATGCGCTGTAAAACGGCTCTGACCCTCTTTACATCCTCACCGTATTCAACACCGAATACCCATTCAACACGACGTTTGTCCTGCTTACTGTAATTAGTGACGGCATTACCACTGAGACTTCCATTAGGTACATAAATCATGCGGTTGTCAAGAGTGGAAAGTATAGTGTGAAATATCTGTATTTCCTTTATCGTACCACTTACTCCCGGACCGTCTATGTAGTCACCTACTTTGAACGGTTTGAAAACAAGTATAATCAGTCCACCGGCAAAATTTGAGAGATTACCGGACAGCGCCATACCCACAGCTACACCGGCAGATGCGAGTAACGCCGCAAAACTGGTGGTCTCCACACCGAGTTTGCCGATTATGGCAAAAGCAAGAATCATGTTCAGCAGTATCTTTATCAGACTCTTCAAGAAGGTCTGTACACTGGTTTCAATCTTTCGTTTTTCGAATAGCTTGGCTACTAATGCACTTATCTGTTTGATGATGAAACGTCCGATTACATAGATTAAAAAGGCAATTAATATGTCCTTACCGGCATCCATGCCAAAATCCACCAACTTTTCCAATGCCTGTTCCAGTTTTCCTCCAGTAGTAGTTGTGTTCAATAAAAATAAATTCATTTCCTTACAAATAAAATAAGATTATAAAAACAGAGTTAAATTCAGTGTGCAAAGATAACCAAATCTGAATGGCTACCACACATATACAATCTGTATTTATTCACAAGAAAAAAGACAAAACTTATTTTCATGGCTTATTCCCTTTCAATAATTCCGGGCTATCGTAAATATTACTGACGATTGTCATAGTCTGCCATTCGCCTAAAGGTTTCATGCCGACTTCTTTTTCAAAATCGAATTGTAATGCGAATGTCGCGAGTTTTTTGTTCCACAATACAAGAGCTATCCATTGACCACATACAAGTATGTCACCTTCGTATATTTCTTTCCCGTTCTTATCGCACAAGCCGGTAAACTGCCCAACGGTTTCAGCCCATACGTCATCGCACCGGCAGTCTTCTGGGGAATATATCTTCGCCTTGTCCGTAAAGATAAGCCCGTTTTCGTCCCTTCCGGCAGTATAGAAGAAAGAGAGAAATCCATATACCCATTTCCCCGTATCAGTACTTTTACCTCTGAATTTTATTTCACGCTTCATAATCAATATCTTTTCTCGTTTTTAGTCAATCAGTTCAAATTCGTAAGCAAATACATAAGGGTTAGACTCCCACGTACCTTTGCCGGAGACTTTATCTATGAGGGCGGCAAAGGCTTCACGAGGGGTACAATAAGGTTGAATGTCCCCTTTATAATAATAAGCATCCATAAAATGTGTATCTGCACTTCCGCATTGTCCTTTATAAATTCCTTCTTTCAAGCAATCTTTATCGGAGATGTCTTGCAATCTTTCGATTTTGATGTTGGTAATTCGGATATGGTGGGGCATAAGGTCAGCGCGGACAAACATTTTATTTTTCCAGCCGGGTGCGAATTTGGTTTTAGTATAAAATCCTATTCCGTCCTTATCATTAAGTGCGATTTCGGGATTCATCCCTAAACTTTCATAACTTTGCGCAATGGCAACAACTTCACCGACTTTGTATTTTGGAATATTCCAACCCGTAAAGTCTCCTTTGTCGTTTTTCCAACCAAAAGCATAATTTAATGGAGATACTATGTTCCCGTCATTATCGTAATCATTTGGTTCAAAAACGGGGAATACAATATCATAAGTTTCATTTGGTCTGTCATACTTGCAGACCCTTCTCGTCATAGTCTTCCGACCATCCAATACGGCTTGGGTTAAACCGTATTTATCATTAAACATTATTTTCTTAGCCATATCATATAAGTTTTAAACTTTCTCTAATTCCTGCTTCCAGTGCTTCCTCGTAGGATTTATAATGGATAATAGGTCTATCCGACAACCCTACTAAGTCATGGTTCGGAATTGTTAGTATATCATATATCCAATAATTTTCATACATATAGGATATTTCGATATGCAGGTTCTTGGTTTCACGAAGCCACTTCTGGGCAACATACAATGTTGGACATAAAAATTCAACTAATTCGCCATCTATTTCTGTGCAACATGATATGTATTGCGGATGGTTCCATCTTCTAATAATTTTATCGCAACTTATCGTGCGTTCACACTCCCAAACGAAACCTTTCTCTTTCAGCATCTTTGCTGTCTCTAATGTTACAAGTTCTTCTGTCATAACTATATAAATAATGCGGTTATTGAAACAATAGTCATAATGAAAAATATCAATGCAAGACATTTCCATATTTTTGCAGTAGCCTCCAAACCGTGTTTCCGCTTGTCAAACTCGCTTAACGCATAATTCAAAGCCTCGTCTTTCAGTCCTTTAAACTTATCATTCAAAGCCTCGGTTATATCGTCTGCGATAACATGCTTCACCTTTTCTGACACGGATTCCGGATATCCTCTTTCCTCATAGTTCAATTCACTCAACAAGTCATGATGAAATATATAAGGTATTCCGTTCACTTCGTAGGAAAGTTTGATACCGCTTTCTTTGACGTATTTCAAGAACCTTTCCTCAGCAATCTCGTTTACCCTTTCCTGGTTAAATTCTGCCTTCTTCTTTATCTCGTTAAAATATTCCTCGTCAACAATTACACAGTTGTTTTCAAGCTTCATTACATGTGCTTTCATGATTATTCTTCTTTCAATTTCTTTATCAGTGCATCAGCGAAACAAATACTCAATTTTGCTATTATACTTGAATCAACATTTATAAATTGTTTCTATGAATTGCTACAAAATCCTTGCATTGCAGCCTTCGCCAGTTCATAACGCCTTTGTTCCCAATCAACACTACTTCCTAATTGAATGATTTCTATGTTTTGATATGGAATTGTACATACACTCCCTTTTAGAAGAATACTTAATTTAGTCTTTTCCACATCGTCCCAGCACAGAACATCTCCTATTTCTCCGGTTTCTTTTATTCTTACTTTCATAACTATTCTTTAATTTTTAACATATCCTTTCCCAATACACCAACATAGCATATAATAGGCGGCATCTATCAACCTCGGCATTTTTTCTAAACGAACGGTTCCATTATTCGTTACGTCTACATATTTGAGCCACCACAACCCCACTTTCTTAAATATGTACAAATCATATACCTGTACTGATTCTGGCAGCTTATCCAGAATGTCCTGCAAAGTGTAAGTAGGGGTTGTTTCCCAAAAATTAGAATCCAGTTTTTGGTTTATTACATACTCATAGATTTCAAGCTCCCACGTTACAGATTTATGTGAGATAGCGCGACACCAGCACATACTTGCATCACTTGTATCTAATCCAAGCTCCTGCAAGTGCTTCATTTGTTCTATTGATAATACTTGTTTTGATTTCATAATTCGTAAGATAAAATTACAACCGTTAATGCAATGAAAATGATTACTACTATCAAGGCGATAGATAGACATCCCTTTTCGTATTCTTCATCTTCCGATGGTGTGTTTTCGTTATACCAATCTAATGGATGTTTTAATTTCATTTCTCACTCCTTTCTTTCTCCTTTTTAGCTTTATCACAAGCCGACTTTTTCATTGCATACGAACAATCGCAATTCCCGTATCTTTCGTTATACCAACAACAATAATTACACCGGTGCATCATTTATTCCCTCCCATTTAGATTTATAATACTTACAATTTTTCGCTTGCTTTCTTGCTGTTATGCGTCTTTTCAATGCGTGGCAATACATCTGGAAATTGGCGCATATCTCATAATGTACGCATATACTGCAATGCTTTTCTTCTGTATTACTCATTATTATTCCTCCTTAATTATCAGTTCATTTATGATAAACTCCCCTCTAACATCAACGGGAAGCATATTAGAAATACTCGCACGATAAGTTTTACCATCCATCGCTTTATATAATGGATGTATTTCTTTAGGCATAGGAGCCGGGCATTTTCTACAATGTCTTACCATTTCAAAATGCCTATTTTGCCCATTCTCGTCTTTACTTCCACAACATTCACAATGAATTGAATAGTAGAAATAAGTACGTTCCAACTGGTCTTCCTTTCCGCATATTTCGCATTTGCCCCATTCTATTGAATTACACATGATTTATTCCTCCTTTTCTGTCTTAATATCCGTTACTTTGCCACGATTGATAAAACGTTCATCAGAGTTATGCCGTCCAGCAATTAATGTACATAAGAAAAAATCTATTTTATCGCATTTTTCTTCCAAGCTGCAATTGTCACACGAGTAGTTTTCTCTTATTGGTGCTATTTCATGAAACACTCCGTCTATTATTATTCCGTTCTTTACTTCCATATCAGTCTCCTTTCTCCTTAATTCGTTCCAGTACATCCTTGTTTGCTTCAAATATTTCATCAAAGGAGGGAATAGGTGTCCACATGTCACAAACGTAATCGCCATAATCTTCAAATTCAAAATCCGGCAATGTTACAACACGAGGTCTCCCACTTGGCATAGGTATAATAAATCCGCTTACAATGGCTTCATTTGATACCATTCTACAAAGAACAAGTTCGTTTTGCTCCGGCAACCGTTCCTTAACGCTTATCCACGGTGATTGCTTTGCCTGCCATTCGGCACCCTTTATAAATGCAGCTTCTGCAATTTCATCATATGTAATCCCATGATTAGGGCACTCATCTATTGAGTGATATTGGGCATATACACCTATTGATTGGGCAGTTGTACGTCTGCACTCTTTAGCTGCTTCTTCTACTGTCTGTTTCATTTCTTACCCTCCTTATCAAATTCGGATAATGCCTGCTCACAAAACTTGACCTGCTCCAAAGCATAATCCCTCTTATAGGTTACTATATCACGTGTTGTATAGTCCGTATAACATCGGTCTATAATGCTTTTAATATAAAATCTCACTGGCTGCTCACAATGGTTCAGAAGAATCACGTATTCATCATTTCTCGGATGAAAGCACAAAAAACGATAATAATTCACTTCACCATTTAGGCATTCAATCAGTTTTTCATCTGTCTTTAGATTTTCAATGTCTTCTATATTTCTTATTGGTCTCATAATTCAATATTTTTTATTATTTTTTCTATTCCGTTCGCTCTGTACCTCTGCCATACACATCTTGCGCCATGACGCTTTCAGAAGGTATTGTAATCTGAACGGGGAATTGTCTGGTGAATGTTCATACGGCATCGCTCATTAAGTCGAACAATGTGGGTGCGCTGACCTCCATCTCCGCCTCATACAGATATGAAAGACTGT